GATTCCACCACCCATACCAAATGAGCGGAGACTTTCAACTGTTGCCTCTGGCTTTACTGATTTGACAAACCCATTGTCGATAAGTTTCTTGATTTCTCTTTCAGCCTGCTTTTGCGACATGAACAACTCTGCACGTTTGCCATCAACGTATGCGGACACGGGTGCGGACACACCCATACCAAGTTTCTTCAACACAATTTTTTTACCTTTGTAATCAAAGGATGAAAGGTAAAACTCTTTCTTGAACTCGGGGTCGAGGGTTGGGTCAGTTGCATCTGCTTCTGCTTCTGCCTTGGCAGCATCGGCTTCAGTTTTATCGGTTTCAGCCTTTTCAAGTTCAGGCGACTTTTTATCCTCGGGTGGTCTTCTAAACTCTTCCTCGATAGCACCCAAACAACGTGATGCAAGAACAGACATGGTATATGCGACCGATACCTTCTCAGGGGCTTCAAGTATCAAGTTGAGATGGTTCAGTCTTTCGTCCATTAGAATCCTCCGTCACCATTTTTCTCTGGCAACAATCCAAGTTCTCTTTCTGTATCTATCTGTTTGTCTTGTTGCTTGATGTCTGCATCAGTTTGTCGCAAGATTGCACGACGTACATAATCGCGTGAGTAGTAATCACCAATGTATTCAGTCATCTCACGCAAGACATCAAGACGTTCTTTAATAATTTCGTACTCTTTGCTTTCCTCAAAGAATGAGTCAGAAACGTAATCAAAACGAACGTCCTGATTAATCTTATAGAATTCTTCCTCACTCATAATTCCTTTGAGGATGACTTGCACCCGCAAACTGTTCATAAACAACATGCTAAACTTGTTCTGCAATCTGCCGATAAACTTTTGGAAGTTGAGTTCGTCACGATTGATTTCTGACGCTCGACCCATGTTGAATCCAGTATCAGTTTCGATTCTTGACAATGGCACATCTAAGGCTTTGTAAAGTTTCTTTTCGAAGTAGAGAACGTCATCCATCTCGCCGAGGTTTTGTCCACCATCGAGCGTTGTGATTTCTGTTCCTTTACCACCTTCACGCCGTGGAAGCCAGTAGTCCTCAAGCATGGACATGAACTTGCGATCATCTTTCATCTCACCAGTTGAAGCATCATACGTCAACTTGTTGCGATAGCGATTCATCAAATCTCGAACATACTGTTCGGCTTTGGTCTTGGGCAAGTTACCAACGTCAACATAAAAGATCCTACGCTCGGGCGCACGCGAGAGGCGATAAATCACAGTTGCGTCTTCGACCATACGAAGTTGGTTGAGTGGCTTGATCGCTTTGTGTAAGTATGAGATCGCCCTCGATCTTGAGGCATCGTACAAGCCAGAGGGATAGTAACAGATAGCCTCTGGTGCGATTTCCAATGCTGTCGATTCATTGGGTTTATCACGATAAACATACTTTTCTTTTACACCCTTGACAACCGCTGCACCAGTTTTTGGATCTTTGTCTTTAATAACCTCTGCAACCTTTTTGATTTTTGCTGCATCGACGGGACGCATTTCGAGAATGCCCTTCTTCGTATTTTTAGGATCAACAATCATGTGATAGTATCCTTTACCGTCGATGTACCAGCGACGAAAAATTTCGTATCCACGATTGTTGAAATCAAGCAATCTTAGAATGTTTTTGAATTCTTTGCGTATAGAATCTTTAACATTATCAGCAAGGTTCACATGATCCAACACGATTTCTACAGGATATCGTTGCTCATCAAAAACAATTGCCTCATTGCAGATGTCCTCAACAGCCTTTTCTAACTCAGGCTGCATCGCCATGTCACGATACTTCAAGACATATTGGCTATCACTTCGGAGCGACCCATCAAGGTCGATTCCATAGCCCAAATAACCACCTGCGTCAACGGCGTACGCATCATCAACTTCTGGCATGACAAAGGACGGCACATTTGCTTGTGCCGCCTCTGGCGAAACCATGGAGTTTACATTGTTTCTCTTTGTTCTACCAACAGAGAAACCGAAAAGATCAATAGGCATAAGTATCCCCTATGTTTTACTCTCTGATTGGTGCGGCTCCAACAGGAATACCATTTACACCACTGGTCAGGAAGTAAGAGTATGAAAGTGTCACTTGGAAATCAGAAAGTCCGTCAGCATCAGCAGCAAGATCTTGTGCAGAAACGCTGGTCGGAAAACAATAAAGAAGTTCATACGATTTGATAGGTTGACCATTTCTGTTAAGTTGATCAACCGACCATGTAGGGAAGTCTACTGCGTTAGTCAAAGTAATCGGACGCTGTGCGACGTTGCTTGCTGCTCCGTTGAGATCATCCAACCATTTTTCAAAGCGTGAGCGAAGGAACATACCCTCGTCATTCAAGATGGTCAAAGTCCAGTTTTCAAAGGTTCGAGAACCCGGAAGTTTGATCTGGCGACCTCTGTAGTTCACAGGGATTTCCCCGAGAGTTGATGCAGGAAGTTGTGCGGCAGTGACCAAGAAACTCATGACATCGGGGCTAGTGGTTGTACCAATGTTGCCTTTTACTCTAAACAGCGAGGGTCTTACGCCGCCGCCGATTGCGTTTTTAAACTTGTCGATGTTCATCTAGTTTTGCTCCTATGGTATGTATGCCTTATGCACCGATTTCTTGGAAGTTTACGCCACTGCCCGTTGCAACAAAGTTAAGAGTGATAAAGTTGATCGAACGAGATGGTTTGATGAAGATACTTGCAACAAACTCATTTCTATCAATAACAGTTGAGGTGTTATTGCTTTCGTCACAAATCACCTTGAAGTCAACAACACCTCGTCGGGCTTGAACATCACGAAGGAATGGATCGATCAAACTCTTGAACTGCGAGCGAGTAAACGCATCGTTGATTTCGAAGAGTTGGAACTTGGCTGCCGTAGCAATCGCTTTCTCAAGAATGATAAACAGGCGACGAACGTTGATTCTGTCGAATGCAGATGGTCGTTTCTGCATGGTCTTATCACCAAACAAGACAGTGCCTTGTCCGGGGAAGGACACAACAGGGTTGACGCTGTTCGTGTAAAGTTCATCTCTCTCTGCTTGATTTGGGCTGTAAGCCAAAGATACCGCACCGAGAACTTGACCACGGTTGAAACCAGCAGGGGAGAACCATGGCTCTGCAATGATATCCGTTCTCACGGTAACACCAGCGGTGTCAGCACTCAAAGGAATGTAGCGGAAGGTATCATTGTAGCGGTCGAAGGTAAGTTTCCAACCACTGTCAATGACGGCAAACGAAGTATCAACGTTGAGGTTCGCAGATGTAAAGTCTTGGTCACCGCCAGACTTCTTCGCGTTTGTTCCCTTACGGTATGCAACAGTATTTGCAGTAGCCTTCACGCTTGACAATGGTGATTTTTCAGATGAGTCAAGAACGGCATTTGCAGGTGGTGAGAAGAACGCGATACAGTCCTTACGAGAATCTGCAATATTCGCAAGAGCGATTGCATCAGCACCAGTGATTCCACCACCGACAAGAATATTCACATCAACAGTTTCGGAGTCTTCAAACTGATCGAATCCATCAGTGATTCTAGAAGTTGGTGCGGCAAGCGTTCCACCAGTCAGTGAGTTAGTGGCTGCTCTTTCAAGAGTTCTGAATCGAAGTCCGGCAACTGCCGCAGATCCGTATGATCCACCGTTGTTAGCCGTGGTTCCGAAGCCCTCTCCGATGAAGCCAGTAACACCACCAGTGAAGTCAGGCAAATCAGTATGACCCGTGACAAACACGAAGTCAGAGTCGGCACGAATACGATCTTTATAGTAGAGACTATTGCCAAACACATCTTTAACATTTGATGCTTTCGACACCGAGTCAAACTTCTCAATAACTGCACCCTTCTCGCCAAACGCACCATCCTCATCGATCACTGCAACGTGAACGAGGTCAAAGGATGCTCCACGATCTTCTGCATCGGGGCTGGTCGCAGGAAGTTGCGTAGAGAAGTTTGAAGTATATTTCCATTCAACCGATCCAGCAGTCAAACCAGATTGACCGGCAGCGGTTCCGCCGACATCAATCTGACCCAACACATGAAGGATGTTTCCTGCACCAGCGAGGGGTGCGGAACTAGTCATTACTACACCCGACTGAATAGCACCACCATTGAAGGTGATGCCAATGCCAGTTTGTGTAGCACCTGC